TAGAGGCACTGAAAACCAAATTTGAAGGGGTTCAGGAATCAGTACTTAGCAGGATAGCTGAGAAATTGGCAAAAACTGTGACGAAAGAAGAAGATGTTGCAACTTCCATCGAAGGGGTGACTTTACAACAAATCATTGATGGGTATGCAGATAGCAGAGTTAATGAAGCCGCTCAAACGGTTATCGCTAACTACGAAAAGAAGCATAACCTAAAAGACGGAAAGGTGATTGAGAAACCAGAAACACCAGCGCCAGAACCGCCAGAAACGCCAGATAATGCCGTGCCAAAATGGGCAAAGGCACTAATGGATAGCAATAAAATACTTGCTGAAAAATTGGCGTCTATCGAGGGGGAGAAGGTTATCAATAACCGGAAATCAGTCTTTGAAACGGCTCTCAAGGGGTTGCCAGATCCGATCAAAACGCAAAAGTTAAAAGACTTCAACCGTTTGACATTCACTGACGACACCGATTTTGAGAACTACATTACTGAATTGAAGGACGACTCGGCGAAAATCATTGCATCGGGGGTTGTTATTGCCAAACCACGGAGTGGAAACAATCCAAAACCCGAAGACACACCGCCTAAAGAAGTCCTGAATCGTATCGAAAAAAGAAAGGCAGAACCGGTAACCCCTGCCATTGTAGGGTTACCAAAACAAAACTGAATGAATTATGAACGTTAATTTTTCGTACCAGGAACCTGGAACAAATGATCCTGTTGTTTTTAGCGAAATCATAGGGCAAAAACCAGGCGGTGGAATAGTTGCAAATCCATCATTTGACATCAAAGTAGGAACAGCCGTGGGCTATAGTGCTGGCGTGTTAAATCCAATCAAAGCATATCGCCTCTCAAAAGCCGTTGCATCCGCAGATACAACTATTGAAATTGTAAAAGGTAGTGGCGTTGCCGTCGGTGATGTTATTGGATATGGCACTAAATCAGTGGCTTGTACAGCAGTTGACCAATCCAACGCTACAAAAGACGTGGTTACGGTTACATTGGGAGTCGCTATTCCATTAGGCACCGTATTGTATCAATCAGCAGCCGCCTCAGCAAGCGCAGCCGTTCCAATTTACACACCTTCGTATTTGACGGGTGAAATTGTATATGCCGGACAAGGTGATCAAAATGTTGCATTGATCAATTTTGCCAACGTGAGAAAAGAAACCGTCAATGCTTCTGTTGAAGTATTGGCATTGTTACAAACCATTAAAATTGTATAACCATGTTATCACCACTTTTTGAGTTAGATCAGTCCGGCGTACAAGCCGAAGTAAATTCATACCAACCTGGTAGTGGGCTTGTATGGCCTGTTTTGTTCCCTTTGAAGTACACTCCCCGTTTTGATTTGAAAGGGATTGAAGGGAACGAAGGTATCCCTGTCTCCGCAGATCGGGTCGCCTTTAGTACTAAAGCTCCATTGAAGACACGTAAAGTTGTCGGATCATGGAGCGGTGAACTATCAAAGATTGCCATTTCACGTGAAAAAAACGAAAGAGCAATCAACGACTACAAAGATTTGAAGGTAATTGCAGCCAACAATCCACAAGACAAGGCAACCGCTCAATATCTTGTTGACCTTGTGTACGATGACATCAAGTTCTGTAACGACGGTACAGACTACAAAATTGAGATTGACGCCTTGCGTATTGGATCGCTTGGAAAACAAACGTTCCCAGCTTCCATCGAAGGAGACATGGCCACAGCCGATGAGATTAATTTCAATGTTCCAGCCGCCAACTTTGTAGGAGTTGCAAAAATCTGGAGTGATCCAACCGCTGATGGTATTGCCGACGTGATTAAGATGCAGAAGTCTATCGCAAAACAAGGGTTGAAAAAACCTCTTTATGCAATAGTAGAAAGTTCGACATTTGAGCTTTTATTGGCACAAACGGCAACTGTTAAAAGAGTAGCCTCTGTTCTTGTGAATGTTGCCGGATTAGCTTCGACGGATGTTCTTTCAGTTGACAACGTCAATTCATACATGAAGGCAAAAGGATTGCCTCAATTTTTAGTCATTGATAGCTATGCAACTATTGAAGACAAATCAGGGAATCAAACCACCATCAAACCGTGGAATGAAAACGTTGTTGTCTTGTCGCCTTCGATACAGTTAGGTTGGACTTATTACAAACCAGTCCCATTGATTTCTGACACAGCAGCCGTCCAAGCACAAGGAGCTTATGCAAAGACAACCGTTTATTCAGAATTGAATCCAATGGTCGAAGTGACTATGGCAGAGGCATATGTGCAACCGGCATTAATCAACCGTGCATCTTTGGTATTTATTAATACTAACAACGCTACATCATTTAACGCAGGGCTTTAAAAATCGTTGAAAAATGGCAACCACACTTGATGCCTTAAAGAGTTTATCTAATATTCCAATTCCACAATCAGTCTTTGATAAGATCGAAGTGGAACGGGATATTGATTTGTATGAAATTTATGATTTTACCATAAGTAGCTCGGCAAAATATAAACTTTGCGAGGCTGATGTATTGCTTTGGTTAAGCAAGGCTCCCGAAATCGTAGAAGGTGGTGTAACAATCAAAATAAGCGATACGGACAAAGCCAAGATGGAGAAGCAAGCAGTGTTAATCTATAATCAATTTGGAGATACAACGCATTTAGTTGAAGATCAGATTGATTACGGCGACAAAGGAGACGAGATATGACAAAGAATGGAACTGTTTCTTATAGCACAAAGACGGGAGGGGGGTTCCTTAACGGTAACCCCGTCCCCGTTTCAACAGTTTGGAGCGATCCTATTGACTGTCTTTTCACGGTACTTGCTGAGAAAAATAGACGAATCGTTTTCGATGACAATTCAAAAGTGGCCTTTTATGAAATATTAATTGAAATGCAACCTTTTGAATCGGATCGTATTCGTTTAACAAATAATCGAGGCAAGGTCTTAGGAGAGTTTCAAGTGCAGAACATACAGTTCCTTGATTTGGTTGGACGGGTTAAAATCATTGTGTGATGGGGATAACATTAAAAACACCGCAGGCAGACATTGCCAGATATATTGCTGATCAAATCAACAAAAGAAAAAAGGCATATATCCGAGTTCTCTCAAGGGTTGGTGAGGAATGTGTGAACCTTGCACGGACAAATGGCAGCTATCAGAATCGTACAGGGAACCTTCGTGCCAGCATTGGTTACGGAATTTTAATGGACGGCGCTGTTATCATAGAGACGGGTTTTGACGGAGAGAAAGAAGGGATGGACTCCGGGAAAACGTTTCTTGAAAGCCTTATGCCAAAATATCCAACTGGGATCGTCTTGATTGTAGTCGCTGGTAGAAAATATGCTGCTTATGTGGAAGCTCGTAATTTCGACGTATTAACGTCCGCTGAATTGTTCGCACGTGGGAGGGTTGAATCATTGCTAAAACAATTAAATTAAAAATGAAAAAAACAGGATTGCAAATAGAGAGTGATGTTTTTGCTTTAATTTCAAACAGTAACTTGAAATCATTTATCTCTGGGCAAATATACAAATCAGACACACGTCCAATCAATGCAAGGACAGAAGATGCCGTCATCTCTTTTTTAGCCGGCATCGACGGTCAATTACAGGTGGGTGTTTTGAATTTGAATGTTTTTGTGCCGGATATTGATAACGGAGGCGGTGATGGATTTTTAGTTAAAAACGTTGCCAGATGCCAAGAGATTGAAGAAGAAATAAATTCAATTATTCAGTCCATGTCTATTTCTAATGAATATTACTTTGAATTGGATAAAATGATACAAACCTTTTCGGATGAAAGTACAAATCAGCATTTTGTAAATAGTAGAATTAGATTCAAAAGAACAACATTTTAAAATTAAAAAATCATGGCAGATACATTAAGTTGGGGAAAACCCAAAGTTGAAGTTTGTGCGTATGTAAATGGCGTTATGCCTGTTACTCCCGTATGGACTTCGTTAGCAAACATCAAAGAGGACTCGGCTAATTTGTCCTCAGCTATTGGTACGAGACAAGAAGCAAAACTTGAAGGAGGCGATCTTCTTGCTGTTAGAGCGGCAAAGAGTACTTATACGTTTAAGTTGGAATTGTACGCAACAAAAGGAGCTACAAAACCAATTCCTGACGTTGACGGTATTGTCGGATCGAGTTATGCCGTTCGTTTAACGCCAGAAGATACGACACAAGAAGGGTTCATAATTGACAAGGCATTCGTCGAAGTTGAAGAAGATTTTACAACTAAAGATGGGATGACATGGAAATATACCTTTACGGCATTAGCGCCGGCAACGGGTAGCATGTTGAAGCCTTATACGGCTTCCGTTTAACAAGTAAGTTTTTCTTACTGGTAAAAAAGCAGGGTTAAACAGTTGGTGTTTGGCTTTGGTAATGGAAAAAGTTTGAGGTTCGATTCCTTACCCTGCGACAAAAGAACAGACAATTTTGAATTATTATGAAAAAAACGATTGAGAATAAAGTCAGCGATACAATTTTAGAGAAACCGATAGAAATAAAGATCGGAGATGAGACATACAAAGTGGCTCCACCGTGCACAGCGACGCTCATAGAGGTGTCTTCCGAAATTACCAAGTTGCCACATTACGAGGTTGATAAAAATGCGGATAATGTATTCCCAGAAACGCTTCGTATCGCAAAAGACTGTAAAGCAATTGGCTCTATTTTGGCGACGTTGATTTTAGGGGCAGAACATTTAACAGAAGTAGTAAAGAAACCAAAGAAAAAGATTTTTTGGGTTACATATCAATGGGAGGATGAAGTTATTGATAAGAGAGCAGCATTGGCGGATACTATTTTGAAAAAGTTGCGTCCGAGCGAAACAAATATTTTAATTTCAAAAATACTCGTTGAACAAATGGAGATAGGCGATTTTTTCGGTTTTACCACTTCCCTGATCGAGATCAACCTGACGAAGCCGACGAAGGCGGAGACGGGCAAAT